AAACTAGCGATCTCCGCTTGCATTGTAGCAACCTCACGCGCTCGGCTTTCCATCTTGTCTGGAGCCAACATGCCGGAAAGCACGCCCAGCTTTTGGTTCGCCACCTCCATATGAGCCTGCTGCCTATCCACCGTTGAATCCAATTTCCGCAGCCTGGATTCAATGTCGGACAGCGTGTCAATCACCGCCGCCAGCTTGGTCTTGACGATGACCGCAGCAGAGACCACGGACACACCCATGCCTGCCAAGGTTAGGATCAGTCGGAGGTCAAGCTCGCCCACTATGCAGCCTCACCAGCCGCAATCGCCGCGTTTATTGGGGCCATGTCTTCGGTCGTCCAATAGTCCTTGGTCACCATCAATTTGAGATGACCGAGGCAAGCGTCAATTGATTCTTGGCGCTCCTCTGCCGTGCTGTCAGCCATCTTGGTTCCAGCCACGATCTTATTGATGCGGTTGGCGACGATGAGCATTGCGGCGTAATTGACGGCGATTTCTTCGGCTGTGATTTCGTCCATGTCAGACCCCTTTCATAGCGGCGATTTCGGCCTTGAGTTCATTAACCTGGGCGGATAGCTCCTGGATCGCCTTGATGGCAATTGGCAGAAGCTGGGCCGGAGCCACCTCAAGCCGCTCTGGATTGTTTCGGAGAACGCTGCGGACCCAAGGCGCGTCGTTCGCATCCTCGACAGCCATCATTTCTTGAGCAATAAACCCAAAGTCTTTCTTGTCTGTGACAGCGCCATCACGCATCTGCCAGACGAACTCAACTGGGCGGACTTGCTGAATATAGTCTAGACCAAGGCTTAGGTCTTGGATTTCGTCTTTGTCTCTGGCATCTGACAATGCAGAGATGCTCGTTTGCTGGCATCGTAAAGTAGCAACAGAAGAACTGCCAAGTGTAATTTCGTTATCCACATCAGCCGCTGAAGGTGTTGAGTCTCGGCCAAGCAAGGTATTGCCTTCCCCGCTGACCAGCGTATTGCCTGCGTTGAGGCCAAGGCAGGTATTCTCTGCGCCGCTTGTTAGGTCGTTGCCGGAGGCATATCCGATGCAGACATTTGAATCAGAATCAATTATGTTGAGGCCCGCCTGTCTTCCAATCAGGACGTTGTCCGAACCGCCTTCTAAATCCTGGCCCGCGAAATAGCCGATTCCGACGTTGTAGTCGCCGTCGTCCAGGCTTATCAGGGCCGCATAGCCGCCAATGGCCACATTTCCAAGCCCGGACACGCACGAAGTCAGAATATTCCGACCGCCGACCCCGACGTTGTAATTGCCCGAGACGTTGGCCCCAAGGGTTGCATATCCATAGGCCGCGTTGTAAGTCCCAGTTGTGTTGGCGTCTAAAGTAAACGCTCCAAACGCTTGATTTTGACCAGCATTATTGAGAGCAAGGGCGTTATAGCCGACCGCCGTCGAGTTGGATGAGGATGTATTGTCTCGCATTGCTTGGTTGCCGACTGCCGTATTGCGAGCGCCTGTCGTCAATTCCTTGAGGGCCGACACGCCGATTGCCGTCGCAGAGGCCGCACTCGAATCCTCAAGCGCGTTTGTGCCAATGCCCAGGCTCGTACTTGCAGACGGGTGGGCAACATCCAGAATCATATCGCCATCAACGTGCAAATCAGCAGTCGGGCTGGCCTCGTTGATGCCGACGTGGCCGCTGGCGTCAATCGTAACAGCCGTGGCGCTGGAGTTGTCGTCAATGCCCGGATACAGACCGACCCGCAACTCATCCCGCGTGATCCGCTTGGTCTGCGCCGCCGAGGTGTCAACGACGACAAAATCATCATCAGCCGCTGTGTTTGCCCCGGTGATTGCGGTGAGGTCGCTGATCTTTGTGTCGGTCATTTTAGACTCCTATTGCAAACCAGAGGACGCCGTCAGCTCCAGAATCCCAGGTAATATCGAAGTGATCTAAGCTGGTCGCGTAGTCCGTATCAACCGTAATATTCTGGTAGTTAGCGCCGTTATCCACCATAGAGAACTGGATGGAATACACAGCGCTGCTGAACGCAATCGGGTAATCTATCTGCATTGAGGTGCCTGTGTCAGCTTTGTACCCCCATTGGAGCATAATGCTGCCACCAAGTTTGATATACCCGTTGGAGGCCGCTGAGACCGTTGGGAAGGCTGCCTGAGCCACTCTCAAAGCCGTCATAAACTTTGTGTTTTCAACGCCCGCAACCGCCTCTGCTTGACTCGCCATCCCAGGCTCAGGGACAAAAGCGCCAGAAGAAAACAGCCCAACATTTAGCCAAGCTGAGTCGGCCTCATTCCTAATTTTGAGGATGTCATTGGCCGAATCAAACCAGAACTGTCCAGCGTAAGTCGTTGAAGGCGCTGAAGCCCCGAGGGAATTAGAGGCAAGAGCCTGTATCGCTGAGTTTATGTCTGCACGTGCGCTTGAGGCCGTTTGATTAGCGATAACCATGTCATTTTGGGACATTTAATAACTCACCTTTGCTTGAATTGCAGATATCGCTGGGCTGACTTTGTCTGATACATTAGCAATTTCAGCCTTAAACTGGAACCCTCGCCCAACAACCTGCCCACCTGTCACAGGAAACCAGTCGCCATACGTCGGAGACCCAGCCGGGTCGTCGGCAGTCGCGCGAACGTAGAAAAGGATGCTGTAATCGTTAAACGGCGCGTCTTCATCTGTAAAGTCGTCGAAGTTTCCAGGCCAATCGTCCCAGCTAAACGATGAGGAGATATCGTCCCAGTTGACGGAACCAGATGTGGCTCCAGAATGATGCCGCGTTTCCGTCAAATCGACATCCACAATTGCCGTTCTTGTCGTCCCCGTGTCTATATGGGTTGAGAATAAATATTCTCCAGTCGCCCCCGCCGTGGCAAAGCTAGTCATTAGCAACTCGTTCGACACAACCTGCAAATTAGTCTTTGCCCCAGAGAAGCCTGGGTTTTCTGTAAGGGTGTCCGTCGTTCCAAGAGGCGGTAATTCTGTCGCCAATATGACATTGGTCGCAGCCGCGTCAGAATATATGCCAGAACGATCAACCGCCTTGATTAAGAACGTGCCTGATCGCGCCACAACGGCAACAGACGAAGCCGGGTGAGCAATCTTTTCGATCAAGACAGATGACGACCCCCAGGCAGCGCCAGAGGTCACTGATTGCCGCCTAAGCTCGTAGTGGCTCGCATCCAAATCTGCGACCGGGTTCCATTTGAAGATCGCCGTTCCAGCAGACACAGTTGACTCAAACCCAGTCACATCGGCTGGCGGCGCTGCGAACGGTGTAAAAGTTTGACTGGCAACAGTCGCGTATGCACCCGCCAGACCGATTGTGCTGATTCCTCGCGCCCTGAAATCGTATGATTCACCATCAATAAGACTCAAAACCTCATGACTACCGAGAGGCCCGGTTGAGAATGTGCGGTATGCGTCGTCAGAATCAGAACTCAGTTTAAATTGCAACTCTACCGCAGACAGCCGGGTTGGGGTCGCACACGTCACAACTGCATTCAGCACTCCAACTACGGATTGCTTCGTCTTTCTCAGCTCGCTTGATATTGAAAGGCCGACATCAGGAACCGCGAAGGGAGACAGCAGTTGTGTGTTATTTTGGAGGAAGACTTGCTCATCTGCATCCCAAGCAAAGACGCCTTCTGAAATCTCCAGCAAGCTCATCGAGCATTGGAATGCATTATCGTCGCCAAGGCTGAATGACCAGTCCACCACCTCAAACGCTTTGTCCGTCCAGCCGAGGCGAGTGTTGGACAACTGAATGATGTCGCCAATCTTTGCTTTGAACCCCGATAGACCTGTCGTGATTGCCACCTGCAACTGCTCGCGTTGACGGTAAAGCGCCATCTTGGCAATTCGCTGGGCCATCTGGGATGTATCGGTGAAAGGCAGCGGCATGTCCGTGATTGACAATATTCCGCCATCGTCCTCCAGAAACACATCAGATTTAATCGGCGGGAAGTCAGTCTGTTGATAGTTGCTTTCTGGCCCGCGAAATGTCCCGTGCATCTCATTAATCTGATCTCTGCGTGAATGCCTGGACACGACTTCAACAGGAGCAAGCAGATCATTCTCATCATATGATAGAGTTGGCGCATCCCAAGTTCCCGCCCGAACGCCAAATTCACCTTGGCTGTACCAAATCATCCCTGCCATCGAAGTCAGCATCTGGGTGATGGCGTCAGAAGGTGTGACAGCCGTCGTGAATGTACCGTTCGCCGTGTAGCGCTTCTGAGTGCTGGTTCCATCAATCAGAGGAACATTCTGGTCACTGTCGTTTGCGGCATCGGCGAAAGACACATCATCAATTTCGTCCGCATCGCAGCCCAGGCCAAAGTCAGCAGTGAGATAATCCCGGATGCAGAGCGCAGCGTTGTCGCTCCAGGCTGTGGTTGATGTGCGAGGGTCATAGACTTTGCGGCCCTTGATGACAGCGGTTAAAATTGGCGTTCCGTTTGGGAAGGCCTTAGTGTCAAATTTCAGCGCGGAATAGATGTAAGCGACACCCTTGGCCTGATGGTTTTGCGTCCATTCGTCGGAGCCGTCTGGTAGATTGACCGGCGAGCCAAAACCGTGAAGCTCAACCGCCGTTTGG